GATTTTGAAAGAGATGTTATGAGGGCATATAGAACTATTGGTTCATGGACAAAGAAAAAACCATCCAACAGTGCCGCTAAAAAGTGGATTTCTGCAGAAAAGGCCGCAAGAGGAATTAAAGAAGAACTACTTAGAGAAGACGCAGAATTTGCACAAGATAGTTTGGAGATGATGTTAAGACAACTTATTATTCTTTCTAATAAGTCCACGGAACTTGCAGAGGCACTTATGGAAGAAGTAGATAGTCCACAAAATGATGAATATGAAATGGAAGCGTGGGTAGTTTCTAAAGTGACAAAGGCCAAGGATTACATTGACGCTGTTTATGATTATAGTATCATGGACGAAATGGATGATGACTAATGTTAGGATTTACTCAGTATCTTTCTGAAGGTATCAAACTTAAATTGATTCGTGGTAAAGGACAAGATGTTCTTAAAATGTGGGATACTAAGGAAAAGAGTTGGGTAGAACTAAGAGGAAAATCCGATTTTGAGCGAAGATACGATCCAAAAGATCCATTACACAAAGCAATTGCTGCTCTTGGCAAGTCAGCTAATATTTCTGATTTTGTTAACGGAGATGAAGTCAGTATTAACCCGAATCACCCAGATGGTAAAAAGGCATTAAAAATAATAAAAGGTTTGATGAAATGAAAACATTCAATCAATATATTCTTGAAAAAGAAATGCCAGAAATTTACTGCGATATGGATGAAGTCCTTTGTAATTTTACAGGCGGATATACAGATACATTTAATAAAGACTTTGCATCAACTGATAAAGAAGAAAGATGGGAAGATATTAAATCCAAAAAAGATTTTTGGCATACCCTTCCATGGATGCCTGGTGCAGAAAAAATGTGGAGAATGTTAAACAAATATAATGCAAATATTTTATCTGCATATTCAAAAAGAGATTCGAACTCACAAAAAGGAAAAAGATCTTGGATTTCAAAAAATTTGAGATTGAATGGAAAAATACATTTAGTCCAACGAGCAGATAAACAGAAATTTGCTACAACAAATGATAAACCAAATATTCTAATTGATGATTATCCTAAGAATATAAAAGAATGGGAAGCGAAAGGTGGTATTGGTATTCGTCATGTCAATCCAGCGAAGACTATGAGAGAATTGGAGAAGTTATTGAGATGAAAACTTATAAACAGTTTCAAAATATAGAAGAAATGGTGTTGTATCATAGACAGAATGAAATACCACTAATTGATAATGTCTTTCGTCTAGGTTCAAATAATTTTTATGAGACCTTTAGAGTTGCAAGAAGATTATTCGAAGAGGGTAAAGTCGAGTTTGACCTTTACGACATAGAAATGTTACAAACAGATATTGGTGAGTGGGCGATGTTTGAGGAACAAGAATATGTTCCTTTGGACTGTCCTTTGATGGAAGAAGAAGATGTAGAATTGAATTCTCCAAAGAGAGGTGGAAAGAAAAAGTATTATGTATATGTTAAAAATGATAAAGGAAATGTAATTAAGGTTTCTTTTGGAGATACAACAGGATTGACTGCAAAAATTAATGACCCAGAGGCAAGAAAGAGTTTTGTTGCAAGACATAATTGCGATCAGAAGAACGATAAGACAAAACCAGGCTATTGGGCATGTAGACTTCCAAAGTACGCAAAACAACTTGGATTAAGTGGCGGTGGTAACTTTTTTTGGTAATAGGTGATTTATGATGGTTCCATATATTGAAGAAGTAATTGATGAAAGAACAGTAAAGAGAATATTTTCTGGTGATGCTGATGTAAATGATTTAGTGTGGCACAGAGACAATGAAACTAGATTGGTTGAAATATTAAAATCTGATGATTGGCATTTTCAATATGATGACGAATTTCCTTTCCCTCTCTTGGAAGGAATGATGTTAAAAATAAACAAAGGAGTTTTTCATAGAGTCATAAAAGGATATGACTGTGGAAAATTAGAAATAAAAATTCATAGGTTTGACACATGACACAAGACGATATAGATTTTGGTTTTACAGCAGTAGATGAAGAAGATCTTAAAGGATTATCTGGTACATCTACACAGACTGATGAGATGACTTCTCAGTTGGAGACTACAGGCGAGAGCGTAAAACTTTTAGAATACAAAATGGACAATCTTGCAGACCGTCTTGGTAGTATGCTGGATGAAGTTTCTACAGTAAAAGATTATTATGAAAATGAAAAGGTTATTGTATCAAATAAATTACAAGAGGTGGAGAATTTGATTTTGCCACTTCTAAATAATTTAATGAAGAATAAAGAAAAAGAGTATATTTACTGGCCCAATAGAGAGGCTATTATCAATCAACAGATTGAAAGAATCACTAAAATTACAAGAGCAGGGTCATGAAAGATACAGTAGTTTTTACATTTGGTAGGTTTAATCCTCCGACCACAGGACACGAAAAACTTATAGAAAAACTTGCATCGGTTGCCAAAAAAGAAGGCGCCGATTTTATGGTATTCCCTAGTCATTCGCAAAATGACAAAAAGGATCCTTTAGATCATAAAACTAAAGTTAGTTTTATGAAAAAGATGTTTCCAAAATATTCTCGTAATATCATCTCCAATAGAAATGCAAAAACTGCATTTATGATTGCGCCTATGCTATATGATATGGGTTATAAGAGATGTATTATGGTTGTCGGTGGAGATAGAGTTACAGAATTTAAAACTACACTTAACAAATACAATGGTAAAAAAGGAAGTCATGGTTTCTATGATTTTAAAGGTGGTATCGAAGTAGTCTCTGCAGGAGAAAGAGATCCAGATGCTGAAGGTGTTACTGGAATGTCTGCATCTAAGATGAGAGCTGCAGCTGCTGCAAATGACTATGATAGTTTTAAAAATGGTTTACCATCTGCATTTGAAAAGTCTAACGGAAAAAAATTATTTAATACTCTTAGAAAGTCAATGAATATAAGTGAAGAATTGTCAGAGTTTCTTGAGGCAACCAATTCAGACTTTTCACGTTTTATTGACACAGAATTTGTAGAGATTGTAGAAGATATTGAAGACGAAATGTTAATAGAATCTGTTTATAAAGAGTTGGATTTTAAAATTGGTATTGATGATGATTATGCAACAGTATATAAAAGAATATACAATAATGAAGAAGTATCTCAAAAACAAATTGATGATTTAGAAAAGTTTGCAGATAGAATGCTTGCAAAGTATGATATTGATGTTACATTTACAAGACACTTTGTTGATAGAATGAATGATACTAGAAATGACCCAGAAATTAAAGTAGCAGAACTTCAAAAGTTTTTCAAAAAAATTCAAAAGAAAAAGGGTTCTCAGATTAAGGCAAACCCCGACATTGAAGCAGTTCTCAAAGACATGTCAACTAATTTAAATTTACCTGTAGTTATCAATTATAAGAATGGTGATTTTGAGGTTGTCCATAAAACAATCATGCGTAAAAAGAATTTTTCTACATCAAGTAAAGAATTGAAATATGAAAGTCTTGAAGAAGCGAATTATCAAGTAGATATTGAAGGATTGCCCACTTTTTATGTAGATGCAAGTAGTGCTGGGGAAGTTAAAAATAACCTACGCAAAATGTTAAAAAATCCAAAGATTATTAAAGATGTTGAGAAAGTTACTGATGGTGAAGTTAAAAAAGATTTCCGTGACAGGATTACTGGAAAAGATGAAGGTGTATCTCGAGCCCAACAGGCTGCAATTGCAATCGCTAAAAAGAAGTCTGGTAAATATGACAAAGACGGTAATAAAATAGAAGATTGTTGGCCTGGCTACAAACAAGTAGGAATGAAAAAGAAGAGTGGTAAAGATGTTCCTAATTGTGTTCCAGAAGATTTTAAGATGAATCCAGAAAGAGAAAAGGATTTAGAAAAGATTGCAAAAGATTTGCCAGATGATGATTTTAAGAAAAGATACGGCGATGAGTGGATGCAAGTTAAGATGGCAACTGCAATGAACATTCTGAAAAAGAAACTTGGTTATTCTACAGAAGATTTAGAAGAGATTGCATGGTTACACAGACCAAGAGGGTCTTCCAAAACAGTAAAAGTTAAAAAGAAAAAAGATGTTATTGAACCAACTTTAAAAGATAAGATTGCGGCTCGCCGCAAGCTTGCGAGAAAGATTGGAGACAAACTAGCATATAAAATGAGTTGGCAAGATGTGATGAAGGCAGTTAACGAAGATGCAGAGATAAAAAGTTTTTCACAATTTATTTACGAAAGAAAGACAACTCAAGACCCAGATATCAAAGACAAAGATGGATCTCAACCAAAAAAATATTATGCAAAAGATGCTGATGGTGATGAGATGTCAAAATCAACAAAAGACAAAAGAGCTGCTCACTTTAAAAAACAGGCGTCTAAACCAGATGGAAAAGACTCTTCTTATAAACCAGCGCCTGGAGATGCGGATGCAGAAACGAAACCTTCGCAATATACTAAGAAATATAAACAAATGTTCGGCGAAGATAGTGCAGAGACACTAGACGAAGCTAAGATTGCTGGACTAGTTAAGAAGGCAGATAAGTCTGGCATTTCATATGAAATTCTAAAAAAGGTATATGATAGAGGTATGGCAGCCTGGAAAGGTGGCCACAGGCCTGGAACTACTCCACAACAATGGGCATTTGCGAGAGTAAATTCTTTTATCACAGGTGGCAAAACAAGAACCACTGGTGATGCGGATTTGTGGGCCAAGGTTAAAAAATAGATAAATAATAAGAAAACGGAGATTTTTCATGTTTAAAAAGAATATGACAATTGAAGACATTGCCGCATTTATTGGTGCTGCGTCTGCAGCGCAAGCCGCTGGTAAGAAAAAATTTAAACTTGGTGATAAAGAGTATCCTGTTACTATCAGTAAGGATGTCGCAAAAAAGGTAAGGGAAGAAGATGTCGCTGACTTTATTGGGGCCGCTAGTGCTGCGAAATCAGCTGGCAAGAAAAAATTTAAATTCGGTGATAAAGAGTATCCTGTCACAATTTCCGACAAAGTTGCGAAAGCGGTAAAAGAAGGAAAGATGCCTTGCGTTAAGTGCGAAGGTAAAGGATGCGATATGTGTAATGATAAAGGACATTTAGAAAACGCAGCAAAAGATTCTATCGAAATCAAAAAAGAAGAACTGGAAAAGGTCGAATGTCCAGAATGCGAAGGTAAAGGATGTGATCATTGCGATGATAAAGGATATCACGAAGTAGAAAAAGAAGAGTATAAGTTAGATGGTAGAACAAAGGCCTTTAAAGAAAAACTCCAGAAATTAATGTATAAAGACCAAGGTAAAAAAGACCTTTCTAACGAAAAACAATTTGATGGTAGACAATCTGCATTTAAAGAGAAATTGAAGAAACTTGGATATAAAAAAGAAGATATTACCACTGAAGAAATTTTTAATAAAATTTTAGAAGAACGTTGGGAAGTTAAAGCCGGCAAAGCTGCAATTGGAAGTTTATCCTATGATGATAAAGAAATTGTAAATATTGACAGGGAAACTGCTGCTAAACTGCAAGCATACTTCAAAAAATATAAGAACGGAAAGGCATGGAGAGAACTTTTCCAAGGTAAAGGTAAAGGAAAAGACTCTGTAGAAGACCAAAAGTCGTTTGATGCGTATGCAAAAAGACTTATTGGAGAAGAGTTGGAAGAAGCCAAATCGTCAACTGGATATGAACTATATCATAAAGATTTTTCTAGTGCAATGAAACATGCATATGATTTTGCTAAGAAAAAGTTTGGAATCGAAATTGACCCAGAAGAAATTGATGATAAAGTTGCTATGGGCCCTAGAAAACCATCCAATGGAAAAACAAATTCATATCGTTTAATGGGTACTGATAAGAGAGGTAAATCTAGAGGTGTCCAAATTCAAGTTGCAAACTTGGACAATAAAAGATATGAACTCAATATGTATAAAGAAGAAGTTGGAACAATGTCTCACGAAGAGTGGGATTTATATCAAGAAGAAGTTTTAAGTGAGATGTTGGTTGCTCGTAAAGATTTTGAAAAACTGAAGAAGGGTGATAAAGTAACTGTACATTTTGATTCATCGATGAAAAAAGGACATAAGGAAACTTTAGTTGTAAAGGGTAAGTCGAAGAGTGCAAAGTATGACGTAGAAAAAGTTTCTCTTGGTTCTGCTACCGATCCTCGCAACAGAACTAAATTTTTCTTATACAGTAGAAAAGGTGGAGATGCTTCACTAGCATGGGGAGATATGGGTGTGTCACTAACAAAATTTGTTAAAGAAGAATTACAAGAGGCTGCTCCTAAGATTAGAGGCGGCAATCCAAAACTTAAAAATGGAATTATACGTTCTATTCGTGGAAAGGACGGAAAAGTATATGATGTTGAATTGCAATTAGATAGAAGAGGTATTAGATTTAGAACTCTAGATGATATGGGTACGATTAATACTATTGACCTTCGTCAAGCGTCCAAGATATTTGAAGACTTAGAAAATCTTAATGAGAAAAAATATTCCAAAAAACAATACAAGATGGCGTTTGGTGTTCTAAACGACCCTCGTTGGAAGGGTGGGAATATGACACAGATTGTCAGAACAATCGAAAAGATTGCAAAAGGACTTTCTGATGACCCTGCAGTTTATAAAGCAATTCAATTAACAAATGAAGATTTGCAAGAAGGTACTTGGGCATTTGCTGATAAGTCATCCGAAGTGACTGCATTGAAGAAATTGATGTCTAAACCAATTACTCTTGGAAAAGAGGGAGATGACGCAACAGATGCACTTTATAGTCTGCTGGGTGACGATGAATTGTTTGACGACCTTTATGCTGCTGGTAAGAGAAATCCAAAGGGTGATGCTCGTCCAGTAATTAAAAAGTGGTTTAAACAGAGAATTAAAGACAACTCTTACGGAATGGGTAAAGATGCTGCAGACCTTGCAAAGAAACTTGGACTGAAAGAAGAGGCAGAACTTTTCGTAGAGTTAAAGGAACCATTTATTGTATATGATACCGCTGATGATAACAAAGTTGTTGCAACGGCGTCAGATGAGAAGGGTGCAAAGTCATCTATTGCAAGTGCAGAACGCCCTCCAATGAGAATCAAAGACAAAAAGACCTTGAAAATTGCGAAATCTCGTAAAAAACAAATGATCGGCCGCCCTCTGATGGCACAACATTGTATGGAAGACTCCCAACTTACAGAGTCTATTATTGACGATATGAGAGATATCGTTGATAATAAACAGGCAAAGAAAATCAAAGGAACTATGGTTGATTTGTTTACTGCATCTGCAGTTGTTCAAATATATGACAAGGTTAATGATTCTAATAAGTCTAAAATGGAAAAACTTCCATTACCTAAGTTAGTTGATCTTGCATATAAAATTATGAAGAGGGAAGAAATTAACGAAATTAATACAATCATTGAAAATGCAGATAAAAAAGATGCAAAGGAAATGGAAGAAATCGTTAGAGAAATTAACCCTAAATATAATACGAAACAAATTAAAAAAGAAGTAGAACAAATGGCAATGGAAAAGTATGGTAATAAATCCAGAGCCAGAAAAATTGCAAGTTATGTAAAATAGAGGAGAAATTAAATGTCATTACCTAAATGGGCATCCCCAGCGAAGTGGATGAAAAACGCAGTAGCAACCAATCGTGGATGGGAAAACGAAAAAACTGGTGAAGTATACAAAAAAATTAATGGATTAAAAGATAAGATTGATGATCTTGCTCCACCAAAGAAAAAATCTGCTGCGAAGAAAAAGGTAGAGGTTGTTGAAACACCAGAATCTGGTTCTGAAGAATCCGATTCAGAGGAATCTGATAGGCCTGCCGAATTGACAGATTTAACTAAACTTGAATTAGAATCTCTTGGTAGAGAACATGGGATTGAATTGGACAGAAGAAAAAAGAAAGAAGATTTGATCGCTGAATTAACAGAGGTTTTACCATAATAATAAAAGAAATATAACATGGAAAAATTTGAAAATTTGACGGAGACAAATGTAGCCAACTATCAAATGAAACATTATGATAATCCTCAATGCCATAGTATGGAAGAGTTTCTTGATGACATGAAAAGAATAAAATATGTCAAGAGACTTTTTCATAAGTATCATACTAAAGGTATTTTGAAGGAACGGTTGATAATAAATCACTTAGTAGTATTACTAAATGTATTAAATACATTGCCTTGTAATAGAGTTTTGTTTTTGAAAATTGATGAAGACCAACATTATATTCTTGCAACTTTTTTGGAGTTTCTAAACAGATTGCCAAATAAAATTGAAGGAATTAATGGTAAAATTATTGATAGTAGTATGATTGAAAGAGACAGTCACATAACACAAATTCTAGGAGAGATATAATGGCATCAGTATTTAATGCCTACCTTGCATATCAATTTATTAAACTTCTAACAACGCCTTGGAATGAAACTGAGGCGTTTAAGAATGGTGTTATTGATGATAAGGGAAACAAATTGAAAAAATCCAATCAACTGAAAACAGATGCAGAAAAAAAATCATTTACTGTTTTCCATAAGATTATTTTTAATCTCAAAAGAATTTTAGAAAAGTTTCCAGGCGGTAGATCTAGAATTGCGACTTATGCCGCCGCAATGGCACTTCTTAAAGAAAACAAAGAGAATTTAAAACAAGAAGATTTGCAGTTGTTAGAAGTTGCATTGTTAGACTATATTAATATTTTAGAAGAAGAATACCATAACAAAGAGGTTGAACCTTTAAATGAAATGTGGTATAATGATGTGATAAATTCTGTTAAATCAAAAACTGGTAAAAAGAAAGTATATGACCATGCACTTGATACTTTGTTAAAAGTTTTGCAGAGAAAAAAGAAAGAAAGTGGGCGAAGAGGTTTAAGACACAGTATTAATTATTATTCTGATCAGATTGCAAAAACATATTCTGGAGTGGATGGAAGAACTCTTGCAAAGATTATGAAACAAACATATCCAGAAATAGCAGAAGAATTTGTTGTCGAAGATATTGCAAATGTAGTAGGAGATTCTTCTAATGTTGGTGGGTTTATTCAAGATCCACATCAATTTGCAGGAATGAAAATATTCAAAGTAAAACCAGATTCTTTTAACAAATTTATGAGAGGTAAAAAGAAGTATGGTAGATGGGAGAACTTCATCGAAAAAGATGATGCTGCTGATATCAGAAGATATATAAAATCAAATCCTCATAAAAGAGTAGTTTTACAAGATCAACAACACGGAACAATGATAATTTTACACAGAGATTTATGATGGGTATTTTTAGTGGAGCAAAAATTGCTGTTTTATTATTACTACTATCGGTTGCTGGTGGTGGTTACTTATATGTAAAAAATTTACAAGAAGATGTTGACAGACTAACTAAAAATAATGTATTGTTAGAGACAGCTGTAAATTCCAAAGATCAAGAAATTAATAGATTGAATGAAGAAATTGTACAAGTTAGAGAAGTAAATAGTAGAGTAACGGAAGAAAGTAGAAAGTTAAACGGCGAAGTTGATGTCCTAAGAAACAAATTATCAGAACATGACCTTGGTTATCTTGCTGAAAATAAGCCTGGACTTGTCCAACGAATTATCAATAAGGATATTGAAAATAGTTTAAAGGCAGGGATAGAAGAATTGACTTCAGAAAGTATAGTGGAAAGTAAATAATGAATAAATACATACTAATGTCTTCAATTTTCTTATTGGCGGGATGTTCTGTATTTACGCCAAAAGAGGTTATTGTTACAGAACAGGTTTTTACAGAAAAGGTTCCTTTGGACCTTCCCATGCCAAAACCTGTAAATTGGGTAGATTTTGAATTTTTGGTTGTTACCCCAGAAAATTATGAAGATGTGTTGAAAAAACTCAGAGAAGGTGGTAAAAGTGTTGCCCTGTTCGCAGTCGATGAAGAATCTTATAAGAATTTATCATTGGTTGTTAACGATATGAAAAGGTATATCGGAGAACAGAGAGTAATAATCATAGAATATAAAAATTATTATGAAAAAAATAAATAAATAAAAGTAATATTTTTTAGGATTTAAAAATGCCACAAGAAACTGTAACTGAAAACAGACTAGATAGAATTGAAGAAAAAATTGATAAGTTGTCCGAAGCGATGATTTCTATTGCTAGAGCAGAAGAAAAACTTGCTGGCATGGAACAAAAATATGCTTCACAATATGAAAGACTAAATCGTTTTTCAGAAAAACTAGACACCTTAACCCTCAAAGTAGAAGAAAATTCTAGAACAACTGCAGTATTCCAAAAGGCATTTTGGGTTATTTTTGCCGCCGCAGTCTCCTCTATCGCCGCAAATTTATACATGATGGGTTAAAAATTACTTGACTTATCCCCTATATTAGTGTAGTATACAGAAACTACACTATTTTTTTATTTTGGAATGATTGATGCTTTATATTGACCGAACCTTTATCCAAAGGCTTTCCCCCCAACTAGAAGGTTTTACCAAAAAAAGAGACACCCTGTATAACTTTAGGTGTCCTATTTGTGGTGACTCTAAAAAGAAAACTTATAAGATGAGGGGGTTTCTCTACGAAAAGAAAAATAACTTCAGATACATGTGCCACAATTGCGGTGCAAGTATGGGCCTTGCACAATTTATGAAAGAGGTAAACCCATCCTTATATGAAGAGTATGCAATTGAAAAATGGAAAGATGGACAGAGTGGTAAAACTAAAGGTAACTTTGAAAAAGATGTAGACTACAAGTTTGACTTTACTCCTACCTTTAAATCCAAGTGTTCTTTTGATTGTGGAGAGAAAGTTTCTGACCTGCACCAATCACATCCAGCGAAAAAATATTGCGATCAAAGAAATTTACCAAATCAAGAATTGTTATATTATACAGATGATTTTAAATCTGTTGTTGACAAAGTTAGTAAAGAAGGATATAATCTTCAGAAATTTGATAAAAGAATTGTTATACCCTTCTTTAATGAAAAATGTGAGTTGATTGCCTTACAAGGTAGAAGTCTCAATCCAAATTCTTCGATGAGATATATCACAATAAAAATCAAAGAAGTGCCAAAAATTTATGGGTTGGAACGTGTTGACCCAGAAAAAACAGTCTATATAGTAGAGGGGCCATTAGACTCTTTATTTGTGGACAACTCTCTTGCCATGGCAGGAAGTGATATAGACAAATCATACTTCAGTGACTTTTCTGATGTAGTCTTTATACTTGACAACGAACCAAGAAACAAACAGATTGTGGATAAACTGTCAAAGATTATCAATGATGGTTTCAAGGTTGTAATATGGCCAGAAAATATTAAAGAAAAAGATATTAATGACATTATTCTGTCTGGAATGGACACTTTAGAATTAATGGACATTATAAGTAAAAATACCGTTGATGATCTTGAAGCAAAATTAAGATATTCTCAGTGGAAAAAATGTTAGGATAAAGAGGTAACAATGAAAATAAAAATCGATTATGAACGAGATGCCAACTTTTCCGAACAATCCCTAAAATTATTAAAAGACTACTACTGCACAGAAGAAGAAAAATCCCCACAAGATGCGTTTGCTAGAGCTGCAATTGCGTATAGTTATGGCGACAAAAAACTTGCTAAGTCGATTTATGATGCAGTGTCTAAGGGATGGTTCATGTATTCTTCTCCAGTTTTATCAAACGCTCCAAAGTATGGAGAGAAGGCCAAGGCGTTGCCCATTTCGTGTTTCTTGGCATATGTGCCAGATACCCTAGAGGGACTTATCGACCACTCATCTGAATTGAGATGGTTGTCAGTTAAAGGTGGTGGTGTCGGAGGACACTGGTCACATGTTAGGTCGGTATCTAATAAGGCGCCAGGCCCTATTCCTTTTCTTAGGACTGTTGATGCAGATATGACTGCATATCGTCAGGGTCGCACTCGTAAGGGTTCTTACGCTGCTTATATTGATATCGATCACCCAGACATTATAGAGTTTCTTAATATTCGTGTACCAACAGGGGATGTGAATAGAAAATGTTTTAATATTCATCATGCGGTTAACATTACAGATAATTTTATGAGAGCAGTGAGGAATGATGAAAATTGGGATCTTATTGACCCCGCTGATAAATCAGTAAGAGATACAACACAGGCTCGTAAACTTTGGGAACAATTGTTAGAAGTTAGATACAGAACAGGAGAGCCTTATTTAAACTTTATCGATACGGCAAATCGTGCATTGCCATCTCCTATGCAAGATAAAGGTTTAAAAATCCATGGTTCAAATCTTTGCAACGAAATTCATCTGCCAACATCAGATGACAGAACTGCTGTGTGTTGTCTCTCTTCACTAAATTTAGAATTATATGATGAGTGGAAAGACACATCTTTAGTAAAAGACTTGATTAAATTTTTGGACAATGTTCTTCAATATTTTATTGACCATGCACCAGATGAAATTAGTAGAGCAAAATATTCTGCAGAACAAGAAAGATCTCTTGGACTTGGTGCAATGGGGT